TGTCCTTATATTAAATAATGAGTAAATCGACCATTCTACTAACATCAATAAACAACTTTTACAATGAGGAAAAGAATCGAACTAAATTAATGAACATTCTAGACAAGACAAGTGGTATATCACTTAGAAATTTGGAGTGGTTTATAACGAATTACGCAAAAAAGAATAATACAACTTACACGACACAAGATGGTAAGCTCTTTACCGTACATTGTGCATATAAGTCGAGTCTAGATGGGTACTCAAAGAAACTCTTTGATCCATTTTGTCGTTCGCAGAAGTTTCCGTATACCATTCCTGGGACATCTCATGAAATTCATACAACTCTAGCACAGTTGAATTTCATCAAATGGTGTATTAAGAATAATATTATAGACTACATCTGTAATAATAAGACCTCACTGTTTAATAAGCAAGTGACATAAACCCCCGGTCAAATATATAAGTTTGATAACCCGTGTAATACATGTTTAATGAATATGTATTACTAACAATGTTTACAAGTGAAGTTTCTGAAGTGTCTAATTTCACTTCTATAGATGTCTTATCAGATTTTATTTGACTAAAATCCAAGTTCCCCGATGGCTCCACATTAATCGGATTCATCGAGAAACTATATGTATAAATATTTCTTATAGGTCTTGCTAATCTATTTCTATACGGGATGAGATATTTATAATAGTTGTGATTTGTTTTAGAAACATTAGGTAATCTATTTCCATTAATATAAAAACTAGTTTCATCCATTATGGGGTTAAAAAATGTTTGTACTTCATCAAAGTTTACATTAGATGAAAAATTGAACCTATTTTGATAAGATCTCCTTTCCTGTAAAGCTTGACCACCGGTTGGTTCATCTTCATTTTCAAAGGCTGTATTCCTCAAGAACCAATGAATACATTTTACAGGGATATTTGGTACGAGATTATTTCGAATCAGATCGTCGTTTGGTGTACTTATAATACTAGGGTGTTTACGAACAATATCAGTTGTAAATGTTTGACGTTTACTCGCCAAATATTGACGTTCTTCAGGGGTCACCGTGATTTCTTCTGTGATCAGTTTAAACTCTGGGAGTGAAATTGTATCTGACGTATCAGTAAAAAAAGTTTTTTGGTGAAACTCCAACTCGAATTCTATTTTTTGACGGTGTACAGCACATACTGGAAAGTATGGACGATTTGGTTTATTTGAAGAATATTCATCACTTGCGTATTTCCTAGAAAAGAAGAAGTGTAAAGGAATCATGAGATCAGCAGAATATTGTGAAAGCTCATTAAATTTCGGTCCGTCCTCGTATCCATCTGTGGCGTGTCCAGTTGCCAAAGTGGAGTCGTCATAACCTATGTTTCTATTTATAAGAAATCTATTAGCTACTTTTTCAGATATTTCTAAATAAAGTTCATCGTAAAGAATACCCCAATCATCATGAATTGTTTCAACTTCTAGTTCATCTACGAACATACTGACACTTTTTAGAATATGTCTCCCCAATTGGTCTGCATAATTAGTACCATTTGGTGCTGTGAGACGTGGCATTGTAACACTAAGCCACATGTTACTCAAAAGATCACCCATATTTTGTGGATTGAATTGCACTTTAATAGTTTGACCAAATGGCCAACCTGAAATAGCACCAGGATTAACAACATTACGACTTCTATGATATTTTCGAAAGTCTGAGTGTATCTTATCATTCTTATAATTAAAGAACGAGTCTTCTGGGTCTTTGGAAAGAAGGTGTGTATCCTGCTTTCCAATAGCTTTGAGAGAAATCTTTGCAGCTTCACCCATACTTATCTATTGTTTATATATTTTTAATATCATTCTTCCACATGTCCATAGCTGTAGTAGACTTCATAATCTCGAGATCCCTTTTCGCCTGTTCAGATTCTTTGAGAAGTTCACGAACACTCTCATCCGTATACTGAACGGTTCTAATATTCAAAAGGTAGTCATATGTTCCACCGATTTGTGGGAAGAGTCCAGAAAGTTGGTTTTCGAGTTCTTGCTTTTTACGGCGAAATACAATAATATCACCGTTGATGACCATGGATACAAATCGAGACTTGTAATCACACATCTGCGCCTTTGCCTCCAGAACTTTGATGAGATGTTCTTTCCGCTTCTTGTAATACTCGTACCGAAGCTCAATAAAATCTTTTAGAATTAGTTCTGGACTTTGGTATTTATGAATACCCTTTGTTGGATGAAAGAGGTGCATATTGCTTGTACGGAGTGTCTTTTGAAGCTTGAGATCCTTAACGGCATCTTTACCATTGTAATCTTGGATGAGAAAATCCACATTCTCAGTTGTACTGTTATTTGTGAAACCACTAATGATTTTCTTTTCAATTAGGGTATCGAGGTGTTCTTTGTAATCTTGGGTCCAGCGTCCCGGGGGGAGTTCGGTCACCTTAACCGTCCTACCAATACTACTCCATACACCTTGGGTCACCCATGAATCGTCATCCTGTTCCATGATTTTACCCTTGAAACCCCTGAACCAGGGTTTCATTTTTTGAATACTTTTACCATTTAATACATTTGTAATGTTATCACGAATATCCTTGGGATTGAATGGAGGCACGTAGCAACTGAAACCAGTACCAATACCCTCACTTCCATTGACCAAAATCATAGGTAGAGTAGGCATGTAGAAATCGGGTTCAATCGAGCGACCATCATCATCCAAATAATTAAGAATGGCGTCATCTTTGGGGTCGAAAAGCTTACGAGCTTCAGATGTCAATCGTGTGAAAATGTACCTCGTCTGAGAAGCATCCTTACCACCCATAAGTCGTGTTCCAAATTGACCACATGGTTCTAGGAGATTGATATTGTTGGAGCCCATGTAATCATTCGCCAATTTTACAATTGTATCGGCGAGAGATACTTCACCGTGGTGATAGGCACTCTTCTCAGCTACAAAGGCAGCCAATTGTGCCACCTTCATCTCAGCAGTCAAATTCTTTTGAAAACATGAATACATAACCTTTCGTTGGGACGGTTTGAGTCCATCACAAACGTGTGCGATAGAACGCTTGAGGTCTGCAAGACTGAAGTTTACCAGGTCCTTATGAACAAAGTCGGTGATGTTCAGCTGTTTCACATTACCATAAGGAACCTCTAGCTCCTTGGGGTCTTTTGCTGTACTTTCAAGAAGCCAGGTCTTTCGATCATCAGCCTTTTTCTTATCAAAAGCCAAAGTAATAGATTTATCAGACATCACATCTGTATCAAACTTGACTGTGAGATCTTCGATTTGTTTGAAATACTCACGTGCCTCCTTCGAAGTTGAGGTACCGAGACCCTTGTAATACTTGATGCGCCAACCGGGTTGTCCATTTCCATACCAGGTCCTGAATTTAGAATCCGTATAGAATGACTTGGTTTGATTACCTCTAGAAGCCTTGATAATCGGGGTGACCATCGATACGACAAATCCCAACTTGAGGAGACTGGGCCAAAAGTAGTCAATCATGTTGAGAATTAGACCCTTGATGTGCGAACCGTCATTATCTGCGTCAGTCATGATCATTAGTCTCCCATATCGAAGCTCGGATACATCATTGTATTCCTTGCCTTGTTGGAGACCAAGGATTTTCTTGAGGTCATTGAACTCCTGGTTCCCCGTAAGCTGTGCCACAGAGGCATCACGTACATTCTTACATTTACCACGGAGTGGAAAGACACCATAATGGTCTCGACCAACAACTGATAGTCCAGCGACTGCGAGAGTCTTAGCTGAGTCACCCTCTGTGACGATAAGGGTGCACTTTTTCGATTGAGCCGTGCCAGCTTTGTTTGCATCATCCAATTTAGGGATGCCAGTAATCTTAGACTTTCGTGCTCCACCATCAGTCTTGGCGAGCTCCTTCATCTCTTTGAACTTTGAGAGAGCTGTAAGCTCATCGGAAATACCCGTTTTTAGGACGTTTTTAACAAAGGTTTTAGGCATCTCAAATTTAGATCCAAATTCCTGTACTTTTAGGGTACATTCAGATTTGACTTGACTCGAGAATGAAGGATTCTCAAGAGTGGCCTTTACAAAGATATTGAAGGTGTTCTTCACTTGTTGAGGCTTGAGTTTGATCTTCTTTGCCATCTCATCAATAATACCCGATGCAACTAGGGATGCCACGTGGTCTACATGGGTACCACCCTTAGTTGTACAGATACCATTGACGAAGGATACCTGCTCTAGACCATTCTCTGAAGGCCCGATACATACAGACCAACGGTCTCCAGTGACTGATGTGACATTCTCAACACCTTCATGCATCTTGGCATAGGTATCGAGGTTCTGTTTGGGTAGAACATCCCCATTGAACTTGACCTTACAATTTGGGGTTGTGCAAATATTTGCATCCCAAACTCTCTTTTGGAAAATCTTATAGATGGCATTTTCCATCTTAGAAAGTCCAAATCTTCGCCAATCGGGGACAAAGGTCACAGAAACAGATGACACGGCACCCGAATGTTTTTTGATTTTTGGTGGTTCACAGACGGTCATATTTTTAGACCATTTCTGTGTATAGGTCTGTTTATTTTCATGGTCCTTGATCACGATAGAAAAATCTGATGAGTAGATATTCGTTAATTTGGCTCCATAACCATTACGTCCCCCGACCACACGCTTTTTGGAGTCGTCATAGTTGGTACTCGTGAGGAGATGTCCAAATGTAAGTTCTGGGTTCCATAGACCCTCCTTTTCATGCATACGAACACCGATACCACCGAGAGGTCCGTTGTTCTCGATAGTTACGGCACCTGATTCCTTGTCGATATCGACAGAGATGGAGGTAACATTTTTGGGGTGCATAGAGTTGCGGTCAATTGCATTGACGAGGATTTCGTCAAAAATTTTCAAGAGAGCTGGGGAATACTTGAGGTTCTTCTTCTCAAACTGTGATTTGTTACTGTTGAGAACCCAATACGGTTCGACATTTAAGTCAACTGGACCGACATACGAGTCAGGTCTCTTGAGAATATGTTCTATGTGGGTGAGCTTTTGAACTGATTCCATGATTTTATTACAAGTCTAACTTTTAACTTAGGTTTCACAGGAACTATCGTAATCTTCGATAAGTTCCTTAACAAGAAATTCGAAGAGAGTATCATGTAGATCTTCTGGAAAGTCTCCTTCCAGTTCCGCGTCACCATCATTCGTGTAATGATGAACAAACCTGAAAGATGCAACCTTGTTTTCTCTCGAAACTTTACCTTCCCACTCTCTATATTGATTATATGGATCATCCTCGTCTTTTTCTATACTATAAACTTCGTAGCGCACATCATCCAATTCAACGTCCCACCAATACTCGGGGTTTTCTTCTTCATCGGGATAAAACTGCATTTTACTAATAATGAAGTCTAACTTTTAACTAAGGTGGGTGATACACATTGTTTGGGTGGGGGGCATCGGCATCTGGGGGCATTTCATCGTAAGGAGTACGCGAACAACTTAGTGTTACTCTCGGTTTAGAAGTAATTGGTTCATGGTATATACCCAACGGAATGTACAAACTATCACCCGGATTTAAAGTACATACTCTACCATTGTCAAATTTGTACGACATTTTCCCTATAGCTTGGACTAACAATACATCCACCCTATCTTTATGACGTAAAAAACAGATTGCATTATCTTTAAACGAATAATATAGATGTATGACACGCCACGGGCTTGTTTTTCCACAAATTTCGTTGTAAGCACCCATAATCGTTCCGGGTAAACTTTCACCACTTGAATCCCCTCCCGAACCCACACCATCCGGTCCCCCACCAATGGAGTTCCTCGTTTGATCATTATTAGCATCAAGATAAATTTTCATTTTGACATCCCTCCAAGATATATATTTGACGATATTATATTTATTTCTTTCACAAATAACTTGTCTTTTATCATCCGATTCAAAAATTACTTCTTTGTAATACATATTCTACAAAGATATCTTCTTTTTAATAGATTGAAAAAATTTAAAAGCAGATATAGTTCCCGCGAATAAAAATAGTATCTGTTTGGTAATTGGTATCCGTATTTCATTTGGATGTGGTATAGAAGGTCTTCGTAATTTTTTATGTATTCGTCGTAAAGCATCACATGTCTCGAGATATTTACCCTCTGGCATCTGGTCCTTTGCCTCGTCAATGGTGGTCATCACTATGATTAGATCTTTATCTACTGCCATAAAGTAAGGTGATAATTTTTCTTTAGGTACCTTAAGAGATGTACTTCTATTTGATTATTGCAATTTTCATTCTCATAGTGATTATGCAGAATAAGACCAGGGGTATGAAAAGTTCAATCGAGAAACTGATTAGACAGTCAGCTCGGTATGCCACCGCCGCTCAACAGGATAAGTCTCCTGTCATAGCCGTTCTTCACGCCAACTATGCAGCGGCATACCTTTACGCTGTCAAGGATATCTCGAGTAATTCTCAGATCCACAATGCGACCGGGATAGATGTTAAGAAATTCAGTGAGCATGTGACTAATGTACAAGATATGGTAACTAAAAAGACTACAGAGACTTGTCCAGAATTTGCGGGAAATGTTGACATTTATCTCGCAGAAATTGGTGGTGAAGCCTGATGAGTACCTAAGTAATGATTCAAAATTATAAAAAGTAAGTTCTAAAAATGCAAGTTATTCGCGACGAAACGTGGCAACAATGCCTTGCCAGTGCGGTCAAGATGTTTCGCCTCAGTGAGCCCGATGATAAATGCTATCATCTAGCTGATGCGACGTGGAAGTGTAAGATGTCTTATAAGAAACATGAAGAAAAGAAAGAGAGTCGACAAGTTATTGTGATTGATAAACTACCAGAGTCTGTGGTGACACAAAGAACACATGTTAAGACGTGTCAGGCAACTACCATGTCTGGGAAGCCCTGTTCATTCAAGGCTGTGTGTGGAGATTTTTGCAAAAAGCATCGAATTGACAAAGTTCCTCTCGGGAAAAAAGTTCAATTAAAATCCTAGACTACTATAAATGTTAGACCAAGAGAGTCTTAGACCTGTAATAATAGCAATGGCTCTTTACATTGCCGTAAATATTCTTTTGCCTCGTATCGTCACCAAACCCACCGGTTTTCAACCCCTAGATGATCTCGTAATGACTAGCATTGCCCAACGTGATTCATTAATGAGTGGTACTATCCTCATCGGTCTTATCGTCCTCGGTACCAATTACATTCAGGATGAATTCTTCTAAGACATTATTTCTACCAACTAGTTTTTTAGTGTGTTCGTGATCCATATGACGAACACGATTATCATACGCATGTCTCATGAACTCCAAGAGTTGGTCAAAGTTTGGTTTACCCCAAACCATACCCTTTTTGAAGAGAAAATCATCATTCTCCAACTCTTGAAGTCCACAGTCAATTGTATACGGTGTCTTGATATATTCAGGTGCTCCACCGTAGTTCGTTATAATAACTGGTTTGTCCCGCACAGCAGCCTCCACCGCACCCATACCAACACCCTCAGAATGTGAAAAACTTATATAACAATCAGATCTATGATGAATATCATCCATTTCTTCATTCGAAATGAGACCGTTTATAACTTCTACATTTGGGAATTGAATTGTAATATCTCTACCACACGTTGCTTTGACGACCAGTCGTGTATTTGGTTCATTCAGGCGAACAAATGCCTGAAGTATATCACGAAACTTTTTACGTGGATCCATGATATTCCCAATGTGATAAAATACATACGGTTTTTCTTTGGGTGTGGGAATGTGTGCATGAATCACATAGAACTCATTATCTGGGAACTGTCTAGATAACACCCGTTTACAGAATTCACTAGGTACAGCAACCCTCTTAAATTCTTTCATGATCAGTCCATAATCTTCATGCACTGTTTCTGTCTCACATACAGTCATACAGGCCAGGTTTTTTACTCGCCTTTTTGCGTATGTGATATATTCAATATGCTCCTTCGTTGGAATCGTAAATACGAGACCATGTTCAGACTCAGGAAGCGTACTCCCAAGTTCATAATAGTCTGAATTAGGGAGAAATAGTTTTGTGTATTTTTGTGCATGTTGTCCAATACCCGTGAGAAGTTTAGGACCAATGAATATCATTTAGTATAAAGATAATCTTTCTTTTATATATAGTAACATGAACCCACTCCTCAAAGAAATCGAAGATGAAATGAAGCGCACCCGTCTTGACAAGACTCGCCTATATGGTCTTCTAGCCAAGATCGTAGAGAGCTGTCCTCATGTGCCCGCGGCTGCCCCCGCTCCCGCTCCCACCCCGGCTCCAGCCCCAGCTCCCGTTAAGGCTCCAGCCCCAGCTCCTGCTAAGGCTCCAGCCCCAGCTCCTGCTAAGGCTCCTGCCCCAGCCCCCGCTAAGGCTCCTGCTAAGGCCGCGACTCCCGCTAAGAAGCCTGTCGCTAAGAAGCCTGCTGCGAAGCCCGCTGCGAAGAAGACCGATGCGTAAATTAAACACCTAAGTGGAGCCCGACTCCCATAATATTCAATAAATTGTTCTTCACGAACTTTGAAAACTGATTGACACATTTTCCAAAGCTTTTTAAGGACTATAAAGACTACGACATCTATTAAGTTAAGATGCAAACAATCGGTGACGTGTACCACTTTCTTAAATCCTTCGATGGGGATTTAAAAGCATGGATTCGTAACCACCCGGAAAAAGGGCGCGTCCATGAGGCCGTCTTTGTCATCCTGGCAAGTCTAGGTTTGATACCAGAAGTTTCTAAGTATGTACCATGCAAGGGTAATTTTGGTACTGGAACACTCGAGGAGCTTCTAAATGTGGAAGAACTTTTTGAGGAGTCCATCTTTCGTGGAGGTGACGGTGGGTCGGACTACACCGCTATAAAACGCGAGTCTGGATCAATCCTAGCCACCACAGCGAAATATCTATTCGATTTCATCTACGAGGACTTGCATATGGACAAGCTGGTCGCCGCGTTTTCTGTGGTTTATCCACAATACGAAAATAAACGGGCGTGTATTGTGATTCCAGATAGACGAGACTTTGAAAAGATGAAGGCTGGTATACATCAGACGACAAACTCAAGGGCTAAAGTTTGGCTGGACAATGCGATCGTGATTGACCATGACGATTTTAGAGCTGGCTTGAATAAGTTCAAATTACACAAATTCAAAACAACTAAAAAACCTTCCGAACTTCAGGGTGTACACCAAGAGTACACTGTGTGGAAAAATATAAAAATGAAAAAAATGGGTGAAAAGTGTGTACTTTACGCACATATGCCTAGGAGTGGAAAGACTTTTATGATGGTTGGTTCTTTTAAAGCTGATAACAGGTCTAATTATCTGGTAATCACTACAGCCCCAAATGAAACTGTGGACCAGTACAAGAAGGCCTGTAAGGGACACGGATACAAAGTGACACACCTTGGAGCCAAAACTAAACCCATCACTGAGGGTAAAAACATTATTTTGGTTTCGAAACAATTTTTGGACCGGCACGATGACATTGACTGGCTAAAGGAATTACAAATTGATATGGCTTTTGTTGATGAAGGGCACTATGGTGGTACTACTGAACTTGCACAAGATTCACTCAGACTCTACGCACCAGACGTGTTCGCAGTGTTTATGTCAGCCACACCCGACAAAATTAAGTACGCCTACGATATTCCAGAGTCTAACATTATACGTTGGGACCAAGAGGATATTAAACTATGCCAAAACATTGACAATCCCCAAAGTCGTATTCGATTGGAGGAGAAGTATGGTCCTGATTTCATTAAGATTCTCAATACTTTTTCTGACCACGAAATCAAAAAGAAGTATTTGGAGTATCCAGATATGCACATTCTGACGCAATCACTTCCTGATGATGTTAAATCTGAAATCATCACCGAGACCGATGGTAGTTCTTACGGAATCTCCAACACTGCAATTTTTTCTTTGACGAAGAATAAGGAGTTATTTCAAGAACCTGAACAGGTTATGGAACGATTCTATAGTATTTTCGGGAAGCGTGGTAAGTACATGCCAGATCAGAAATACCCAAACCCTTACATGAAACGGGCTGCGGACATCTGTAAAAACTCACAATCTAGGTACATTGGGGATCGTTCGGGTCAGGTAAAGGTTGTACTAGCCTTTTTACCCCCTAACAATATCAATCAAACTTCTAAGGCTCTCATAAATCTTCTCAATAACTCCGAAGACCTTGGGTATGATAAACGGTTCAGCGACCAGTATATCGTTGTCTCGATTAACTCAAAAAAATCAAATAATCCCAAAAAGGAAATCAATGACGCTGTAATCCAAGCGAATGATGAAGGGAAGGATGTTCTCGTTTTGTCTGGTAAACAATGCCACATGGCTGCAACCATTGAAGAATGTGACATCGTTCTTCTTCTAAACGATATTACGAGTTATGATATGATCAAACAGATGATGTACCGTTCGATGTCTCCACAACCAAACAAAAAGTTTGGATTCGTTGTCGATCTATCATTGGATCGTGTACTTGATACGGTCGTTTCTGAGTTTGCCTCAAACCTGTATAGTTCTTCTATGTCACGCAAAGAGGCTCTAAAGTACATCTTACTTGCCAAGATTGTCAATATCAATGCGGACACGTGGATTTACAAACCCGGTGATCATCACGAACAAATCACAAAAATCGCTGAAAAGCTGGATAACCTCTACATTTCTAATGGGTATCATTCAATCTTGAGAAATTTGAACCGCCTCGTAGATGTGCGTTTTGAGCTGTCAAACGAACAAGCGGTTCGTTTGGGACTCATGTCCATGAAGTCTAATGAGACAGTAAAAATTACTGGTAAAGACTTGGTTGAAACTATCAAAGACGGCATCGAGAAGAAGATATGTGAATATCCAGAACCAACAGAACCAGAACCAACAGTAATTGAAAAAAAAGAAAACTTTATTGACATTTTGCGGTTTATTATCCCGTTCTTTTCATTTATTACATCCCACCACGAAGAATCATCGTTTTTGGGTATGTGTAATATTATTGAAAATGACGAGGAGCTAAAGAAGATTTGCATTGATCACATTTCTACGTTGGCTCTCAAAGGCATTTCATCTAATACTATATTAAAAAATTTGGTTGATGTCTACACAGAGTTGGGTATGTCTGGTGCTGTTGAATTGAACAAGACTATATCCAATGTAAAGGAGTTGGTGTTCAAGAATAGGAATGATCGGCACCAGATGTCGAAACTTCTCGATGAGATTTTACTCGTCCACAAGAATGAAAAGAAAATGAATGCTGAAATTGCTACCCCCAAAGAATTACGTGTTCAGATGGTTGACAAGGTACCTGAATCATTTTGGAAAAATCCATCTCACAAGGTTCTGGAATCCTCGGTTGGTAAAATTGGTTTTCTTAATGAAATTATCGACAAGTTCATGGTTGGATTAGAGTCTGTCATCCCATACGCTAATGAGCGTTACAAACACATTGTTGAAAAGTGTGTATACTTCTCTGACAAAAATCAGTGCAATATTCATATTGTTAAGGCGATTTTGGACCCAGAAAATGCGTACAAGCTTAATGTTAATGTTGGTGATACGGTGGATGATGATATGAAGTTTTTCAACGGTCTTGGTGAAGCTCTCCCACCAAACGATTTCGACCTAGTGATCCAGAATCCACCGTATAATGACTCAAGTGGAAATAAGGGAGCTAATCATACCTTGTGGGATAAATTTACAGTGAAGGCTATCGAAAGTTGGCTAAAACCGGGTGGGTATCTTGTGGCTGTCCACCCCGGTAACTGGCGACAGGGAAACAGTGAAGTTTTCCCCCTCTTCAAGGAGAAGCAGCTTTGTTACCTCGAAATTCATAACTCAACTGATGGTCAAAAGACGTTCAAGTGTGGCACTTCATACGATTGGTATGTCCTCGAAAATACATCGAGGTACACGAAAACTGCCGTTGTAGGTGAAGACGGTGCGTGCTCTGAAATCGACATGGGTGACTGGACGTTTTTACCGAATATGATGCACGAGTATATCAAGGGTTTAATGACTGATGACGTTACCAATCGTCTCGATATCACGAGGGACAGAAGTGTTTATGGAACCGATAATAAAAAGGGGTTGGTTAGTAAAGAGAAAACAGATAAGTACTGCTATCCTCTGATTAATTCAATCAAGAAGGACGGATCCATCGATTTCAGATATACTTGTGACGATACACGAGCGGCAAAGGGTCAGCTCCCTCAATTTGGTCGAACGAAATTTATTTTTTGCAATGGAGCTGGTTACTACAAAGATATGACTGGTGATATTGGCTTTACTGAGTGGGGTTTCGCTATATATGATACACCTGAAAACGTTGAAAAAATTGAGATGGCGTTCAAAACCCAAGAGTTTTCAAATATTCTCAACGCTATTAAAATCATTCCCAGTCAGAAGTGTAACGCCGAAGTCATGAAACTATTCAAAAAGGATTTTTGGAAGGATTTATTGGTTTAAAGTTAATACCCCTATTATAAATACATGTTTTCGATTACTTGTGCAGTCAACACCACCCCCCATGAGCAGGATAAGCCAAAACACTGGCGCCAACACCCTAACCGAGTTAGAAGGAGGGTTTACGCGATGAACAGTCCCAAAGTGAATGAGGACACAGTGAAAATCAAGAAGTTGGAAAAGGAGGTTGACATGTACAAGAAGGCGCATCATAAAATGAAAATGATTGCAAAATGGAGTCTTCGTTCGAATGAAGCAGCTCTTTCTGACTCACGAAGCATTCTTCATACTTTGGAAGAACTATACGGAGATGAGGCTTTCGAGGATCAGAGTGAAACAGACAAAGACGACGAGGAGAACTGAGGTCTATAAAATTTGAGAGTTCTTTTTTGTCTAGCAGGTAATGCATGTGGTAATGTGATACCACTTTTATACACGGATCCCATAAATAAACCAGCTGATAGTGCTCGTGTGGGATTAATACCAAATCTAGCTGGGATCGTATATATTCCATTTTTAATATCATCTTCTACATCTTCAATGTCTGCCATATTAGAAACACTCGTTGCGAGAAGACCCATTGCAATCATTTCATTTTCAATAACATCTGTGTGAGCTATGAGATGCGGTACAACACTGATAGCTCCCGCCCAAAAAGTACCCACATAAAAGGGTTTTAGTAATGGTACATTCTGTTTAAATGAAGGATACACGAGAATACATAGGATTTCTGGTGGTATATACTTAGACTGATCTGTGTACCATAAAATTAGATTCGCAGTCAATAGAGCGGCTGTTATAGATTCTGGTGTATCTTCAGTCTTTCCATCCAGGTATCTATCTGCACCATACGCCCATCGTGCAGAAGCCATAATATACAAAAGTGGTAGAGGTTCGAGAGGTGTCCCCGAACACAATGCTAATATAGACATGATTGTACCGACTCCTAATCCGGTTGTCATCTGTATATTATTAGTTGTCACCATAAATCTCAAGAATATCTCGCACGATAGGACTTCTCTCGATATCACTGAATTCAAATTTAATGTACTCAATTCTTTTGGTGCGTTTACCATCTATTTTTGAACATATATCTATGAGACCATTATCTTCATATTTACGATCATGTTGTTTGGGATCACCTGTTATGATCATCTTACTACCTTCACCTATACGTGTAAGAAGCATCTTCATTTGATTTGGTGTTGAGTTTTGCATTTCATCTGCTATAATGAATGAATCTTTGAATGTCCGTCCTCTCATATACGCTAAAGGGCAAATTTCAATAATCTTCTCTTTGATCATATATTGAATATCACCTTGACTATAGAATTCACTAAAAACATCCATGATGGGTCTGGTCCATGGATCCATTTTCTCTTCTAGAGTCCCGGGGAGATAGCCTATATCTTCTTCAACAGATACAACTGGTCGGGTTAAAATGATTTTCTTGTATGTTTTGTCGTTATAACCAGATATAGCTGCATAACACGCTAACATAGTTTTACCCGTACCTGCTGGTCCTACTGCGAATACCATGGGTTTATTCATACTGTAGAGTACTCTATTGTAGTCTTTTTGATGGTCATTTTTTGGTACTATAGTTGGATGCGGAATCTGTTCAATTCCCTCCATCTCTCCATCTATGTAATAGTCATGTTCGTCGTATGATGATGAGAGTGAAAATTTTAAATTGTTGCGACCTCTTTTACCCCCCATACTTTTTACGCAGAAGATTTATTTACCCACCATATAAACCCACCTAATAATGAAACCAAAACGGCGATTAACATACCAAATGAATATTTTTTAGGGTTTTCGTCTGGAGGTTTATCGGGGAGTCTTTCAACATTGTCATTGAGTCGATCAATTTTTTTTAATAACTTTTCAAGAGCCATCAGGATTTGAAGTTCACGATCTTTTGGTTTTTCTTTTACATTCACTGTGGTAATCTCGAGAATCATATACCATTTAGCATCTGGTTGAAGAGTTACGTAGTCACCATCATCTTGTTGTTCATTAATTGTAAAATTCAATTTCTTAATCGATATGGGATTAAAGTAATTCGTTTGTTGATTAAACCGACGCCATTGTTTGTCTCTTAATATGAAACTATTACTCCCAGAAAAGTGTCTTTCGAGTGGTACTCTCCCTAATATTTGTCCATGTCTTTCATCAAGAATTTGAGCAACTTTTGGGATCTCTGGACAAACAATATCAACAAACTTTGCTATGTTTGAACTACCACTTGCACCACTATCACCAATTTGTGTGATATAGAAATCAACTAGTTTAATTCCTAGTACCCTACTCATATCCTCGACGTGTGTATTTGATTTGAGTGTGAGGTCTAGGGAAAATGTATTATTTGTACCATTCACGAAATTGGAATCGAGTACAATGTACTGAACCTTTTTAGGTACGTCGTCCAGCGACATTTCTAATATCACTAGAGATTATATTATGCCGATTTCTATGGCAACAAAGGCAATTGTGTTTACTGGTACTCTCGCTGCGGTGACATTTATAGATAGTATTCGAGTTTTTAATGAGTATAAAAAAATAGATACTAAAGTTAATAAATAATGATTTATCCTCAGGCTATTATGCAGACAGTGATTGGTATGGGTCCTACATACGTTCACTATATTTTCATGTGGGTTAAAATGGCTGTTTGGGATGCCCCTTATCGCGTGTGGCTGGATATTGAACTCGAGAAATTATCGATTGAGCGTGATGAATGGAAACGAGATACACTTGACGAGGATACACCTAAGTCGGCCTAAATTATCTAAAAAATTAACAATGACTGATTACACTATTCCAATTGGCGAACTCTTTGTTCATTCAAGTGTATCACTTGGTATCCCTGGATTGGCCACTGACGAATTGAGAATTGCTTTTCTTCAAGCTACTGAACCACTTTGTCCAGACGTTCAACGAAAGATCTGGGAAGAGGTTCTTTACTGTACCACACCAATTGAACCACCCCCTGCACCCCAAAAATGCCGTTCGGTTTCTTACAATCGGTCGTCGATTTCGTTACCCCGAAACCTATTCGAAAGGAAAGATCTTTGAGTGATCAAGATATAATCGAAGCGGTTAATGATTGTGGTGAAAAACGCTACATTGAAATTCAGAGAAATAAAAAAAGAGAACGAGAAACTGATTTAAATATTCTCCTTACGAAGTGTAAAAGGTTACTATCCTTCGTAGAGACAACAAAAAATGAATCAATCTTCAAAAAATTGGCGACTTTCACCGAAAAAGTAAGACAAGCCTTATATCTTGGTGATGACATCCGAGATTTGTTTCATGAGTTTGAACAAATTGAAAATACTACAAAAAAAAGTTCCAAGTCTTTTAGAAACCTAAGTGATGTAATGACGATGGAATAATCAAGTAAAACATGGATCTCTTTCATAAAATAATGGCACTCATTGATAAGAACTCAGATAAGATCCCTGAGGGGGACTATCTGGAGCTATGTGACACTATACATGAACTGCGACAACAAGTGAAACCACCTTCGTTTCTTCTTGACCAAAATCAACCAATTTTGTTCAGTAATCAAGCTCCTGTGTTTCGACCCACTTTACCTGTGACTGATGGGCAACCACCCGAATGGATTGAGGATCCATTACCATCTGATCCTGATACTGCTGCTCAGCGATCACGTGAACAACTTCAACAACGGTGGAGAGAACTTGAGGAAGAGGTTATGTATCCTGGATTGAACCAGTTTCTGCAAGAATTACATGAGGAATGGTCAGCGACCGATAATATGAGTCCGGTAGAACCGGGTGCGTATTATCCTCCACCAACACAGGGAATGCATCAACACGTGGAGGATGGTACCACAGTTGCCGAAGTTTCTATGATGGATATAGACTAGTCAATAGTTGTTGTATAATACCATGTTACTAATATACGCTTTTTACCACTCTCAACTGGATCCCCTTGATGTTTAAAACACCAGTTCGATGGGAAAATAATTGCAGAACCTTTTGGTGGTTTCATTGCCATGTCTTCAGTCGGTGTATACAAAAAGCGTGTTGCACCCCCTTCAAAACCATCATTAAGATATACAATAACTGATAATTGCCTATTATATTCTTTATCCTTCTGTGAGTCCGAATTGTCGTGATGAAACCCATATTCTTGTCCTTTAGTGTATTGAACTATTTGTAAATCTTCATGTTCTGACACTGTATTATTTGAACCCGGTAGGGGAAAACGATTATAAGAGGAGTGAAAATCTACAAGTCTACGTTTATATTCATCTATAGCCTGATTTAGTTTAAGATGTATTTTCTGTTTAATAGGAGAAGAATTCGGTAAAGTCCAACCTGTACTTGTCCTCCCTTCGCTTACTTTTAGGGGTGCGTCTGATGAATGATCCGTGAATGTTGTACATTGTTCAAAAGAACCATGTGTGTCTATATATTCATTTAATTCATTTACATCATCATCTGTAAGTACCGGAATAACATGAATAAGATGGTCAAGAAGAGGGTTCTGATCGCACATATAGTAGAAACATTATTAATCTTTAACCTAAGTGATCCTATGTTATGTGATATTTTACGCTAAGATGATTAATTATCTATTTGTTTCGAGTATATATGTATTATGCGAACTCATAAAAACCCTGTCATTTAATGAACGTGTATGGGAATATGACTTGTGTATAAAAAGGATAAATAATAACGAATTTCCTACTTGTGGTAAAGTTGGTCTCAATGAGAAGGTATGTGCGGAGCAGTGGGGTGTATCTACACTTTCATCATTTACGTACGGTCTACTTATTTCACTCATGATATTACACACATTTTATGGAGATGTGATAAAAAGAGATATAACATATCCATACTGGATTGTGGTACACATTTCGATTTTGGTATTCTCTTATTTACAAAAAATTAAGATTTTCAATTTCTCACTCGATTCTGATGCATCATACACTCATACAAACGTTTTGGTAATTTCCATGATTGGAATGTTATTTTGGTATATAATTATCGGAAATATGATATTTAAAAAAATTTCATACGATTATTTACTTTTGTATGGTGCAATTTATACATTCGTATTGATTTCATTTTGGATGAGAACTCATGAAATACAGTTTCATATACATCATTCACTTTTATGCACTTTCGTGTCTTATTTTGTCAAGGATTGGAGCTCTAAGATAAATGAGTATATACATGGTATATTATTGGGTATTACCATACAAGGGTTAAATTTTTACAATCTTGAAGAATTTCAAATGTTTTACATTTCGTATGATATTTATCCTAAAGTGTTTCATATTATACTTTGGTACATCACAATGATATTTACACCATCTGTGATCCTATGGTACACAAGACGAAGGATTAATGAAGATGAGAGTGTCAGTAGTAGGACTGAATTACTCGCACCTATACCTGAGACCGACGTAGTTTAATCATATTTACATGCTACATTAAATGCTATAGTGACTCTACCATCAGTTTTTATTGGTTTAACCCTGTGAGAAAGTGTTGACGAAAATATCATAAATGTACCCTCTGTGATGTCATCCATATCTGATGTATCAAACACCATCTTTTTTTTCGTTGGATGAAATGGAATACCTTTTTTGTTTTTTATTTCAAATGATGTAGAATTAGGTTCATCACCACTTTTTAATATATAGACGCCTGATAATGTTGGATAGCTATCTGGTTCTTCCCAATAATTCCCATTTGAATGGGCATGTAACTCCTGAAAATCTCCTTTATTATATTTATTAAACCAATATTGATACAATACAAAGCTTGTTGGTTTAATTTGAAATACACATGCATCATTTAAAAAATCTTTAAATGGATCTGAGAACATTTTTTGAATACATTCTTCATCCAAGAAATTGTGTATACCGGAAACACCCTTCTTCAATTTACCAAAATTTGTAGTCATTGTACAATCAAATGGATTCTCAAGTTTTTCTATAGTTTGTATATCATCAATTTTCTGTAATAATTTGGATTTTATACTTTCATGTTCTTTGACACGTGTCCAATAAACTATCTCTGATGGAAATTGGAAGAATGGCATACCTAAGTGAAGCCTAGAATTTTTATTTTTCAATAAAAAACAATCAACCAACATGGAAGACTTACGTAACCTCATGGCATGCATTGACGAAATATCCAGTCAGATCCCTGATGGGATGTATCTGAAGATGGCCGATCAAATGAAACGTGTTCATGACCACATGAACGGTAACAAGAGCATTCACGATGACACCTTCTACCACAGTGACGATGATTCTGAACTTGACAGCAACAGTGATGATGACTCGGACAGTGACTTCGCCCCGAATCTCGATCGAACACGTCTCTCTGATATTGCACTTCTCAGAGACAAGCTTCTGGATGCTGTGAAGCAGATGCACGAGGAGTACAAGGTTCTCATGAAGTGGGAAAAAGAAGCGAGGCGTACTTGGACCCCCATCAATCGTATGACTGCGTTTCGAAAGACTCAGGCTATCAAGCTGTGGTGTGAAAAGAACACTCGTTGGGCTTCCGGTGGTGAGGCTGGGGAACTCGTTGGTTACCTAAGCACCGCCGCCGTGAATGGACCGACAAGCGGCTGGACCTGGAAAAATCTGGTGGAAAACGGTCTTCGGACAATTGTGGTGGAAATTGCAACCGAGGAGGAGAAGGTAGCCTTGGCGAACCGCCTTGGCTGGGCACCAGTCTACTATGATGAACTTTCACTCAAAACACTCCAAAAGCTTCCCGCCTTTGAGAAGAAGATTTACGATGACTACAAAGAAGAATGCCAAAGGAAAATGATCGAGTACTTCAACAACGCTAAGTTAAAGGTGGTTGAGTCTAAGGCAAAGATGACCGGGTTGGAGATGTTTTGTGTGGATACGGAGAAGGAGTTGGAGCAACTTGATGCATGTGTCTATCACCGTGATTACTGGGAGTCCGCGACAAACGAGTTTTGGGTCGCCCCGGGGCGAATGGTGGACCATGGGTGGGAGGTGCGGGTGAGTGAACGGCGTTAAAGAAAATTAGCACCTAAGTTTGTAAGAATATTTGTAAATTTCATCTAAAAACATGACTACTCAACAAGATATTTTACGCACGATGATGACACAGCTGGACGAGGACTCGGATAAAATCCCCGAAGGCCTCTACCTCAAGTTCTGTGATCATCTCAAGAATCTTCACACTTGCCAACCCGCCCAGGTTGCTCTCCAGCGATCTTCGGGTCCGCGTCGCTGTAGTCGATGCCACCAAGTGGGTCACAATAGGCGTAGCTGCCGCTACCATGAGGCTGACCATCACGCACTTGATTCAGCATATCGGAATGGACAAACACCAGCCGAAGCGGGTATCGAGAAAAACCCTGGAGTCATTATTTATTACAGCGTCGGAGGCGTTGCGTGGAGCCCCGCTAACGGGGGTAAGATCGAGATACATGTTTGTCTAGCAGAAGTCGAGAACATTGTAGACATCCCTGCCGACTACGCCACGATTTACCCCCGCGGAGGTATTAATATCAAGATACCCGGGAAGTACAAGGTGGAAATTTCGCTACCGGCGAAGATCGACAAAGTCGTGAGACACTCATGGAACGAAAGAACACGTTGTGTCTATATCATTTTACAAATGGTTCCCAAGCAGAAGCCCGGCGACCCAGTCCGCGGGGCTTGATCCGTCGTTGCTGACTTAGCTGAGCTTAGAAAAATACGTTATATAATTGATAATGGAAATTCATGAAATTACAAACTTCGTAGATTCTAATACATGTAAACAAATAATAGATGAGATATCTGTTACACCTTTACGAGAGAATCACGAAACCCAGTCATTTTTCTGGAATAGAACCCGAAGTATTGACAATTTCCCATCCAAAGATATACTAAAAAATATACGCGATAAAATGCTTAACGTAGCAAAAATATTATACAATCAAGATAACTTAGTCATCGACTACGTAGACGTGGTTACATGGTATGATGGTCAGGAAATGCGGCCACACTCAGATTCTATAGATATAAACACAGGTATACCTTTTCCGTATTGTTCATCTCGTATATATTCGGGTGTATTGTATCTAAATGACGATTATGAAGGTGGAGAAACGTATTTTCCAAATCTAAACAAATTTATTAAACCCCTTACGAGTAAACTCGTTCTATTTCCCTCTAACGTAGAATACACACATGGTGTAAATAAAATATCAACTAAAAGCAATAGATTTACCATGCCCATATGGTTTAAGAAAATATAACCTAAGTCAACCCAAAAACTTATAATTTTCAACAACCAACAACCAACAAACAACAATGAGCAAGGTCATTCCTCACCTGGTCAACATGGAGCCGATGTCGTCTGCCGACCCCCGTATTTTTTTGATCGACGACCACGTTGCGCTCACAAAAGAATACTTGAAAAACCAAGATGATCGCGTGAAGCTCGAGCGCGACTTTGACGCCGGAATGGACTTCGCAGAATGGTGTAAATTAAGTGTATCATTTCATAAAGAGCATGATGAACTCTCTTATAAAATGATTAAGGAGGGTATTTTCAAAAGTAAGCATGATTA